GAGGAGGTGGAGAATGAGTGCGAGTAACGTCCAAAAAGAGAAAAATCATCGGGCTCATCCAATGCCCGATGACAAAATGAAGGAAGCAATGGAATTGTTCGCTGTACCCACAACGGCAAACAATGAAATATCCATCGCCCTGTTTATTGCTAAAAGATTGGAAGAGATGAACGTGGAATACATCGTTGATGACTATGGTAATATTATGGTCACAAAAGGTGTAGGTCCATATCCTTGCTTCTCTGCTCATCTCGATACGGTTCACATGAATTATCAGAATGGTTTTAACATTATTAAAGAGAAAGTTAAGGATCACACTTATCTGTATGCCATGAACGACAAAAAACTAAGGGTGGGAATAGGTGGAGATGATAAATGTGGCATATTTGTATGTTTGCAGTTATTGCAAACTGTGGAGAACATCAAAGTGGTGTTCTTTTCACAAGAGGAGGCTGGAGGAATTGGTTCCTCAAACATGGACAAACAGTTCTTTGCAGACTGCCGGTTTATTGGAGAGGTGGACAGATGGAATGGCAAAGACTTTGTATCCCAATATTCAGGAACGCAGACCATATCCGATGAGTTCAAAAAGGATATAAAAGCTATCCTGAAAAAATTTGGATATGCTCATGCATCTGGTTTGTTTACTGATGTGTTTAACATCATAGACAAAACCAAACTTTCCTCATTTAACATATCCTGTGGATATTATCAGCATCATTCCAATAATGAATATGTTGATTTAAACGAACTATGGAACTCATACCTTATCTGCAAAGAGTTGGCAGGGCTGTCAAAAGTCTATCCCCATACATATTCCCTGTATGATTGGAGAAAATATGAGGAGTATGATTATGAAGGAGGTGCAAGATTCAGTTGGCGTAGAGATGATAAATATGGTTGGGTACGAAAGACCAGACAATATGACCCCAAACTCGATGCAAAAAGAGCGGATGGGCGAACATGTTCCGAAGGAGAAGATATTAAGGTTTGCAAATGGTGTGGACTGGAACTCTTTGAATGGGAGCTGAAATATTATAAAGGGTATTGTTCGTCCTGTTATAATGACCATATGGCTGACATTGAAGATTACCCTTATTAATTAAAAACACAAAAGAAAATGGAAAACTTAAAAATTAAATTCAATCACGAGAGCGAAACGTTCTCGAATTCCATCCTTGTGAATGGAAAATACTTCTACACGGCGGAAAATACTCCTTCTTTGGAGGATGCCACACGAGCGTTCTTTGTTTTAAACAACTGGAGAAACAAACAGGGAACTCCCACTCTTACAGACCTAATCAATTGTGCCTTTAAAGAGGAACCCAAGGATGGGTTACGGTTAGCAAAAATACTGACCGTTTGTGTCCTTTCTGAATTACTGAACAAAAGACAATTCCGGATAGGAATGGCGAGGTTATTGGTAGTTCAAGAAGAGGAAAAGGTATCGGAGGATATTGAAAATATCACCAATATGTATTACGCATCCTTACTAATGAACAAAAATACCGTATCATCACCAGAGGACTATAGAGACCTGATGGCTATCATCCTGATGAATGGGATGAAATTCATCCTTCATCACCAGGAAAAAATTATTGTTGATGTCCTAACTATGGATCTGGAGCCATCAGAAACGGAATTAAAACTATGAAGATAATAAGGCATAAATGGTTCCCACTAAAAGGCTTCAAAACCTTTCAGTGCAGCCGGTGTGGCGTCATAAAAAGATGGGACGCTATACTTGGCAAAGATGTTTATGAACTACGGGGGAAGGGATATTTCATGGCCCTTCCCCGGTGTGTCCTACCCAACTGCCACCAGGCAAATGTGGCTTTCAAAGAGACAAAAATTTTAAGAAAATGAAAACAGAATTTAACAGACACAAAAAGGACTTCCGATGCGATTTTACAGAGGATATTGAACTATGTCTTCCGGATATGGATTTTCGTTACTTATTGCAAATAGCAGATAAAATAATTGAAAAAATGGAAAAAAAGTAAACAAATGAAAACAAGAAACGTAAGTGCCATATCTTGGCTGAATGGTGAGATATGGGAACCTGACACTCTGATTTTAATCGAAGTGTCAGAATTTCAACCGGAGATTGCACGGTTGACTCGTCTGGATTATTCAGACAATGGTAAAAAGTATTTTGTGAAGAGTGTGAAACTCCACAAATACTTCAAGGAATTTGTTGAATTTCTTCCGAAGGACGTGGAAGAAGCTATGAGTGACGGCGTTTGTCTTTCATTAACCGGTGAAAATGTAGAGCCTGATGGCTGGGACAGTCAAGGCTTTCCCAGCCTGTTACTGGCTTTAGGTTTAACTTAATAAAAATAAAAACTATGGAAAAGAAAACTGTGAAAATTGGCACAGTCGGCGTAGATGCTGGCTTGCTTTGGGTTGGTGATCCTTGCTATATTTTGCATCAAACATCCCCTCCGGAAGACATTGGAAAAAATTGGCATGAATTTGTGGAAAAAATGACTGAGGAATATCGTCAATTCAATTATGATGGAGGATACCCTGGTCTTGGTGTGGCTTTCAGCACTGGTTATGGTGATGGAGAATATGATGTCATAGCAGAGATGGAGGACGGAAGGATAAAAGAAGTAAGGATTAAATTCTTTTAGTATGAGGAAACCAAAAGGGATTATTTATAGAAATCAAAAAGTACTGGAGGAAAAAGTAAGAAACCTATTGCAACCATTTCCAAAGTGGCAGCAAATTGTTGAAAAAAGTTACTTCATCTCTGGTAACCGAGGAAGAGCTTATTTGACAAACAGGGTGATTACAATTCCTTATACGGCACACAAAAGAAGTGATGATTTCTTTACGTATTATGTGGCACATGAAATCAGCCATCTTATTGCTTACAAACACTATAAAAGTGGTGTACATGACAAACACTTTTATAGGATATTCAAAAAACTTTGTCCAAAAAACTATCAACATTATGAACTGGATTACATAAAAAGAAGTAAAAACTATGGAATTAATTAAAAAGGGGGCAGCCGAAAACCCTGAAGAGAGTAGGCATAAATTAAAACATACAGCAATGAAAACAGAAACCATTCTTAAAGCAATTGACCATCTTAAAGAAAAAGAAGGTCTGGAAAAAGCCCTTGAGACGCTCAATAAATGTAATACAGTGATGATTGCGCATGATACTCGACTTCCTGAAATAGTCTTACTAACAGAGGGGGAAGACAATTCGAATTTTAAAACTGGTAGTGTACCAAAAGAGGTGATGGCTAATTTGGTCGAAGAAACTCGCCGCTATTTTGAGCGGATGAAGGCACATCTGGAATCTGCCATCAATAAAACAAAATTCAAAATTGAGGATTTAAAAGATTAAAACCAAAATGTCATGAAAACAGAAATGGTAAAAGTTGAGCAATTAAGCAAAAATCAGTTTATAATCAGAACTGAAAAAGGCAATTATCTGCAATCTTATAATAAACTGATTGCATTTGAACCACGTGGAGGAGGGAAAATTCTGCTTGATAATCATTACTGGGATTTCTCTCAAACAACCGGGAAATACCGCAATAGCTTCTTAGGTGAAACCATAGAAGTAACCAGAGAAAAGATTAAAAATGGAGTTTACAAACTTACAAATCTTAATCCTTAATATTATGGAAAATAAAACACAGATTAAAGCACGCAAATCATTTGACTATGCGTACCGGCAGGCCAGTCGGTGCAGGCATGAGAAATATCATGTGTCCTGTTATGACTGTCCAGAGGAAAAAAACTTGTGAAATTCAAAAAAGGATAGAAAAAGCACGGGAAAAAATGTATTGACATGGCAAAAAAGACAGCTACCCTTGCACGAAACCAACATGGTGAAAGGGTTGTGAGCATCAAATTTCCTTTTAACTTTGATGACTTGGAAAGAGTGCGTTCTTTACCAGGACGTAAATTCCATAACCAGGATAAATGTTGGAGTGCTCCTCCATATCATGAAACATTGAAAAGATTAAAAAGTTGGGGATTTGAATTCAGCAATGTTTTGGAGGAGTATTTTAAACAACAGGAGAAAAGAAAAACACAACTGACGGCGATTGATATTCCTGCCTTAAAAGGAGAATTATTGCCTTACCAAAAAACTGCCATTGCATTTCTCGAAATAAACAAAGGCAGAGCATTGATTGCGGATGAGATGGGATTAGGTAAAACAATAGAGTCCATTGCCTGGTTGCAACTGCATCGGGATAAAACACCTGTGTTGATCGTTACTCCCGCTTCACTAAAACTAAATTGGTTAAGGGAATTACAAAAATGGATGCCTGCACCCAGCGTGGAAATTGTAAGTGGAAGAACACCATACCAAATAAACAGTGATATTATTATTATCAACTATGATATTCTTTGGGAATGGTCGGATGCACTATTACAACTATCTCCACAGGTACTCGTTGCCGATGAATGTTCCTATTTTAAGGCAAACGCTGCAAAACGCACTAAAGCAATAAAAAAGATCGCCAAACGTATTCCACATTTGATTTTTCTATCGGGATCACCAATTGAAAATCGTCCGATTGAAATCTATAATGCTTGGAAATTGTTGGATCCTGTTAACTGCCCTGAACATTGGTACTTTTGCAAACATTACTGCGATGCAAAATATAATGGGTTTGGTTGGGATATGACAGGTCATGCACACATTGACGAACTGCACCAACAACTGAAAAGTACGATTATGATAAGACGTAAGAAACAGGATGTTTTGCAGGACTTGCCAGACAAAATGCGTTCTTTTATTCCAACCGAATTGGATAACATAAAAGAGTACAAAGAGGCAGAACAGAACTTCATTGCTTTTGTAAAAAAGACAAAAGGAAAGGAAACGGCAGAAAAGATGCAAAATGCCGAGGCACTGACCTCTATTGAAGGACTAAAACAAATTGCTGTACAAGGCAAACTAAAACACGCCATGGAATGGATTAAAGACTTTCTGTCCGTTGAGGATAAATTAGTAGTGTTTGCAGTACATAAATTTGTTATTGATGAACTAATGACGGCTTTTTCCAAAATTGCTGTAAAAGTGGATGGGTCTGTATCTATGGAGGCAAGACAAAAGGCTGTAGATGACTTCCAAAAAAATCCCAACACACGATTATTTATAGGAAACATACAAGCAGCGGGAAAAGGCTTAACTCTTACGGCTTCAGCAAATGTGGCATTTTTAGAACTGCCTTGGACACCTGGTGAAATTGTTCAAGCGGAGGACAGATGTCACAGAATCGGACAAAAAAGAGTCGTAAACATCTATTATCTATTGGCAATAGATACTATTGAGGAGAGGATAGCAAAATTACTTGATGTTAAACGTAAGATAATAGATGGTGTATTGGATGGGGTTGAAACAGGGGATGAATCCCTATTGCATAAATTAATTGAGGAATACAAAAACATTTAAAAATTACAAACCATTTAAAAAATTAAAATCATGGAAAAGAAAATTAAAATTACGTTTAATCATGAGGCAGAAAACTTCATGGATGCTGTTTTAGTAAACGGTGTGCCACTTAACTCTGGACTTGCAACCGTTGAAACCGATGACAAATTTACTCAAACCAAGCAACGCTTTTTAAAATTTGGAATGGCATCACGACTGCAAGCAAATATGGTAAGAGTAATGGAAAGGCTGAAAAAGGATAAAGATAAACCTACTATCTCAATTATTGCGGATGAATTGATGAAGTCAAAAAGTGAAGGAATTGAGTATGCACAGGATGTTTTTTTCTTTAGCAAATTTCTTGCCGACGACCAATCCTATCGAATGGCTACACTAAGACCACTGATAGCGTATGTCCTTATACATAAAGAAAATACAAGGTTTTCCAAATACCTTGAACAGGAAAGAAATGAACTAAAAGAACAAAAATATATGGAAATTAATGATGAGGACACCATTAACACCCTCGTACTTATGTCAATGGGTATTCTGCATTTTTACATCTCTCATCCAGAAATAAAAGCAAAAGAGGAAGAAATTGTATTGCAGGAAATAATAAAAATGATAAATGAAGAAGATGAAAAACATTAATCTGCTTCGGAAGATTGCCTGGTCGTTCCACCAATCCACAGGGTTGGATTGGGACGACCTTTTCCAAGAGGCGTATATTGCTTATGATAAAGCCTTGCGAACGTATGACCCTACACGAGGCAAAATTACAACGCATGTATGGTATTGTGTACACTCTCATTTAAAGAATTATCTGAAAGAGGAAAAGCAATACAAAGAACCTTTATGTGATATTGAGAATGCAATAAATGAAACAATTACACCACATCCATATTGGGAGCGTGTAAATTTAACCCAGCGTTGTCAAAAAGCCTTAAAAATAATACTGCAAAAAGCAAACGATATTGATACATATCTTCCTGCAAATATATTGCAATATGTATGCAGTTTGCTTATAAACGCAGGATATGAGGAAAAGGAAGCCAACGAAATTATAAAACAGTTACAAAAAGCATTTTAAAATTAAAATTTTTTTGTATAATATTGTAAACTGTAAATGTAAAAATATGAAAAAAGATTTATTAAGGGAATATGCATTTGTGGCCTCTTTTCCTCGTGTACTTCTTATCAGAAAACTTTTGGAGAGTTTGGATGACTATGTAAACTGTCCGGAAGATAACAAAGAGAAAGAGAAACTTTGGAAAAAAGTTGTTTTCAGTTGTGCTATTATCCTAATGAACGATGTGAGTAATGGAGGTAAAAATCTGGAAGATACTATTAAAGAAATAGAAAGCATGGATAACGTAGCAAAAATGATTCGATTGATGAAACAATGAATATTATTGATCTCTTCAACGATTACAACATTCCTTACTCCACGCAAGGAAAAAACAATACGCCGGGATGGGTGAATGTTACTTGTCCCTATTGTGGTGACCATTCTACTCATCTTGGATATAATATTGGAGAGAATTATTTTCATTGTTGGAGATGCGGAGGACATCCCATTGTAGAGACAATCTCCAAACTCACACACCTGTCGGAAAAAGAAGCAAAACAATTAATTAAACAATACAACCTTGCATCCACGCCGGTTATCACAAAGGAACCAATAGTCAGGATTCATCAAAAACATCTTAAACTACCCTCCAATGCAACCCCACTCACGTATCAACACAAAGAATATCTTGCAGGAAGAGGATTTGACCCAGACTATCTTGAACAAACATGGAACTTGCTTGGCACTGGTCCTATCAGCACATTGTGTGGTACAGATTATAAACACAGGATTTTAATTCCATTTATTTGGGAAGACAGATTTGTATCTTTTACTACACGGGACATTACGGGTAAAGCTCGACAGAGATATAAATCGTGTCCAAGAGAGATGGAAGTTGTACATCATAAAGATATTGTGTACGGATTACAAAGTAAATGGAAGGACGTAGGTATTTGTGTTGAAGGACCAGCGGATGCTTGGCGTTTTGGAAGGTATGGTTTTGCTACGGCAGGCATTGAGTTTACACACAAACAAGTGAGAGTTATTGCAAAACACTTCAAAAGAGTAGCTGTTTGTTTTGATAATGAACCACAAGCCATTGCTCAAGCAAACAAATTGGTTGCAGAGTTACGATTTCGTGGCGTAGATGCTTTCAGGGTTAACGTTGAGAATGACCCTGGCAGTATGCCTCAGGACGAAGCCAATGCATTTGTAAAAGAGATTAAAAGGAAAGTACTTTAAAAATAATCCGATATGAGCGAAGAGAAAAAGAGGACAAATGAATACGAGAATATTCCTGCGGAACTTTCCGCAGAGGCTCGTGTTAAGGAAATAAGGAGGCAGGCACTGCATTCCAAACGCAAAAGTCCAAACATTCTAAAAATGTATGGATTCAAAATGCCAAACAATCTTCCTGCAACCTGGTACTTTTTTGAGGACAAAAACAAAAGAAACAAAAAAGCATTTGAAGTGTCCGCCACTGTCTTTATAGACTTGGGCAGAATATACACATATAACAAATATTAATTTTTCACTGTGTTTTTTGCCTTCTGCGGGACTTTTATATTAAAGTGATAGTTAGATATAGTTAAAATTAAAAACACGTGTAGGCGTTTAAAAACAGGCAAAAAACAAGTTTTTAATTTTATGCATATTTTTAAGGCAAAAAATTTGTAACTGTAAAAATAAGATGTTAAATTTGTATTCTTAATTCATAAGAACGGTTATGAAAAACCTTTGTAAAAATCTTATTGTTTCCATTTCTAAGTAAGGGGGGTTAAGGGGAGTAGAGGCCGTTCACTCGAACCCCTTAATCTTTCTTACTTTTTTTATTTTTATATACGTATGGCAATAGTAGTATGTATTCCAGCGGACAATCTCGGTAACAAACTTTTCCTAAAAGACATAAGGCGGGTAGATGATAAATTGTTTATCAAATATCGTTCAACGTATAACGACATTCCGTTTACAGAAACGGAGATATTTATAGTGGACAATGGCAAAAATTGTGCTATTACAGGTGAGGATGGTACTATAATATGGAGATTCTCAACAAAATGGTTGGATGTTTTCGAGAGTGGAATTTTTGAAAGAACCATAAAATCATAAAAATATGGAAAGAATAAGACTATCAAAAACAGAGGATGTTGCATCGGAACCAATAAACGTTGAACAGAGTGAGAAGTGGGTTCCGGATGCTATAAATTGTAGTATCTCAAAGAATTTTACACAAATTCCGAACGACTTATTAAGAGATCCAAACATCAGTCTTAAAGCTAAGGCGTTATTGTGCTTGCTATTGTCGAATAGACAAGGGTGGCATACATGCGTTCCTGTACTTAAAACTATAATAAAGGAAGGGGAAGCGGCTATACGAACAGCACTTAGAGAATTAGAAAAATGGGACTATTTGAGAATAGTCCGTTATCGAGACGAAAAAACAAAGAGTTGGAAAGGTTCATTCTGGGCATATACAGACATACCAGGACAATTTTATATGGATGAGCAAAAAGCATTATTAAAAGAAAAAGGATATGAAATTTACATTAAAAATGCACATGTGGAAAAGCAACATGTGCATAAACAACATATACAAAACGTCAATGTAGAAAACCAAGACGTGTATATATATAATAATACTAATAGTAAAAATACCAATATTAATAATACTAATAGTAAAAATATTGGAATTTTTGAAAATGGAGAATCTTCCCAAAGTTTTCAAGATAAAGATAAAGATTTCTCCATGTTAAAAAAGTTAAGTATCCCTCCAGAATTTTTTGATGTATTTTTACGATGGCTCCATTACAAACGTAAACGAGGTCAGTCCTACAAAGATGAAGACTCAACATACCTTGCCTATAAAAAACTGTACAAGTTATCAGATGGAGACCCAGAAGTGGCTATGGAGATAGTTGAGAACTCCATGGCTAATAATTACTCAGGACTGTTTCCATTAAAAGAGGATAGTTCCTCCAAACCTATTACTTCGTTTGGTAGCCGAAGATTTGGAGCTACTGTTGAAGATGACTACCGTGAACCAGATATAATTATGTAGTGCCTCATGAGAAAAGAAGAAGATTGGAATCGTCAAATACGGTCAGTGTACTTAAAGAAGTTTACTCCAAGACTTCAAAGGGATTTATCCATTATACCTACACCAAAGGATTTGCCTGATGTGATTGAAAGTTCTTTTATAACCGGTAAAGTACACACAGGCAAAACTGTATTGGCAGCATTTATGGCGTTGCAAGAGATGAAAAATATTTGGTTAAATGCAGAGATTAAGGATGGTATTTATGTGAGTAAGGAATGTGAGTTTGAATTTATTCCTGTCATGAATCTTTTGGATAAGATAAGAGATACGTTTGACCGGAGAGGAGAAGGGGATGTACAACTTACCAGACATGCATTAGTAGAAAGATACAGCACAATTCATTTATTGATATTAGATGATTTGGGTGCATACAAGGTTACGGATTATGTTTTGGAGACACTTCAATTGATAATTAACAACAGATACGAGTATTTGAAGAAAACAATCATAACTTCCAATTTCAGTTTAAAAGAACTCGCCAGAATGAGTGGGGACGATCGTCTTTGTTCCCGCATTGGAAGAATGTGCAGAATAATCCATAAGACAAAAATCTACTGAATATGGATGCTCAACTTGAACGTAAAATAATTATAGGCATAATCACCTCTACGGAATATCTGCAAGGACTACGCAAGGTTTGGGACATACGTGCATTTGAATCTACAACTGCCCGTCGCCTTGCAAGTTGGGTATGGGATTATTTTGAAAAGTATAATAAAGCACCTGGCAAAGAGATAGCAACAATATTTTACCAAAAACTTAAAGAAAACAATCTACCAAAGGACATTGCAGAGGAGATTGAACAGGACATCCTTCCAGACCTGTCCGAGGAATACACGCAGGAACAAGACTTTAATATTGATTATTTGTTGGATGTTACTTTAAGATATTTTCGAGAAAGAAAACTTATACTTCATGCAGAATCCATACAGACGTGTTTAACAAAAGGTGAAGTAGATGAGGCAGAACAATTAGCCAGCACTTACAAACCCGTTGTTGCCAGCTCTGAAACAGATTTGGATTTATCCTCTCAGGAAGTTTTAACACGTATAGATAAAGCGTTTGATACAACCAATCAAAACCTGATATATTTTCCAAAACAGTTAGGGGAGTTTTGGAATGACCAACTTGTACGAGGGGGATTCGTGGCATTAATGGCGAGTGAAAAGAGAGGAAAAACATTTATGTTGTTGGAATTTGCTATGAGAGCTTGTAAACAAGGTCGCAAAGTGGCATTTTTTCAGGCAGGGGATATGACAGAGGGGCAGCTTTTGAAACGCATTTGTATTTATTTAACCCGCACTCCAGACCGCAAATATGAGGGGGAAATATGGGAGCCGGTACGAGATTGTGTATATAATCAAACAAATGATTGTGATAAAGAGGAGAGGGAATGCAGATTTGGAGTATTTGAAGGGGAAAACATAAAAACATTGCGAGAGGAGATAGAACTGAAGGACTTAATTAAAGCATACAAGGACAATACAGGTTATAAACCTTGTTATAACTGCAAAGAATATGAAAAGAATTGTTGGGGTACAGTCTGGATACAACCTGTACAAATGAACAAAGTGCTTACAAAGAGTGAAGCAAAGAATGCCGTGGATGCGTTCTTTATAAAAAACAAACGTAATTTCCGATTATCTACACACGCCAATGGTACTCTGTCTGTAAAGCAGATAGAGGCTATTTTGGCAGTCTGGGAAAAACAAGATGGATTTGTACCAGATATAATTATAATTGATTATGCGGATTTGTTAGAGGATACAACGAAGGAGTTTAGGCACAAACAAAATGAGATTTGGAAAGGATTACGTAAGTTATCACAGGAACATGGACAACCATTAGTCATTACAGCAACACAGGCAGATGCACGTAGTTATGAACAGGACAGACTTCGTCTTAGTAACTTCTCGGAAGATAAACGTAAATACGCCCATTGTACAGCAATGTATGGACTAAACCAGGATGTAAAAGGAAGGGAAAAGAAAATAGGTATGATGAGAATAAATCAAATTGTAGTGCGGGAGGGAGAATTTTCAACAGACCGTGAAGTTACCATTTTGCAAGACCTGAGGCGAGGCAGACCATTTATTGGCAGTTTTTGGTAGTGTGTTTTAAAAAATTTTTGTATAATATTAAAAAACTTAAAAGTTATGTACACAATTAGAAAAGAATTTTCATTTAGTGCTTCCCATTTTTTATATGGGGTACCAGAGACACATCCTTGTTCAAGGATACATGGACACAATTACGTTGTAGTGGTGGAATTATCTTCCAAAGATTTAAACAACATGGGATTTGTAAAGGATTACAGGGAATTGGATTTCATAAAGAAGTACATTGATGAGAAACTTGACCACCGACACCTTAACGAGGTCTTTTCACCCTACAATCCTACAGCGGAGCTTATTGCAAGGTTTTTGTATGATGAATTTAAGAAGGACTTACCACAGTTGACTGCCGTAGAAGTTTGTGAAACACCAAAAACAAGTGCCAGATATACTGAAGATTAAATACAAGCAGATATGCCAATTTCAATTATACGTGCAAGCAGAAATACAAAGTACGTATTTCCAAAAAATGAAAATTATCTTCACATTTCCGAGTTCTATTACGATGCAGTACAAGGAGAAGGAGCATCCATAGGTACACCATCAGCTTTTTTGCGTATGCAAGGATGTTCCTTATACTGTCAGTATTGTGATACGAAAGAAGTTTTGGGATATGGTCGTTCTTATTCCTTTGAGGAAGTGTTTACACTGATGGAGAAAACTACGGTTATCCAACAGTTCAAAAAAGGACAACATTTGGTTTTGACAGGAGGTAGTCCTCTGCTACGACAAAAAGAATTACTAAAATTCCTTAGGGAATTTGAGTATAGATATGGATTTCTTCCATATATTGAGATAGAAAATGAATGTGTTTATGTTCCAGAGGAGGGGATTGCGTTACTGATTTCACAATGGAATAACTCTCCAAAATTGGAAAATTCAGGCATGACAAAAATGGCAAGGTACAGACCGGATGTGTTAAAACTCCTTTCCCAATTTCCTAACTCATGGTTCAAGTTTGTGATTACACAAAAGAATGATTGGGAAGAAATTGAAAAGTATTATCTTGAACCTAGTTTGATTCGTCAAGAGCAAATAATCCTGATGCCAGAGTGTCTTACTACAAAAGGATTAATAGCACGAGAAAAGGAAGTGCTTGATTTGGCAATGCGTAAAGGTGTAAGATATAGTGACAGATTGCATATAAGATTTTGGGGCAATAAAATAGGATTTTAAAAAATTTTTGTATAATATTGTAAAAACAAAAAAGTTTAATTAAATTTAATTGTTATGATTAGTTTAAAAGCATTACAGAAAACAGCAGCGGAACTTAATGAAGTTCTTATGCTTCAGCCTCCTATCAATACAAAGGAGATAAAAGTAAATGTACTGATGCAGGAGATTATTGACACAATTCCTTTGATTCGTCCTGATGAAGACGAGTTTTCTCCTGATGTTCAAGAGGTGCTTGATGAGTTAGTAAAGGATGTCCAGCCAGAACCAGAACCAAAAGAGGAAGAGGAGATGGCTGCCGAAGTGCCTTTGGATGAGCAAATCTTAAGTGCCACTAAAATAAGGGAGCTTAAAGAAATAGCCATGACGCATGATGTCTTCAAACCCTTGAGAGGTAAATTTGCTTCCTACAAAACCACAGATGCTTTGGCAAATGCTATGTTAGATATTCTTGATGCACCAGAAAAGCAGGAAGAGGAAGCACCTAAGAAAGAGGTTAAAAAAGAAAAGAAAGTTGAAAAAGAAAAAGAAGTTCCGAAGGAAGAAGTTAAAGTACAGAAACCAACTAAAGAAAAGAATGAAAAAGGGATTTCTTTTGCAAAAATCATTGATGAGGTTGTAAGAAAAGGTGGGAGGTTTGAAGATATGATTGTTGTGTTGGAGCAGGTGAAAAAAGAGAGAAATTTGAAAGTACCTGTATCTGCGGGAGCAATAAAAGTTCATATTAATTACAGGTTAAAATGTAATCCAGATTATTTCAAAGGAATCATAATAACCGCAGAAGGCATCACGTATGGAGGAAAAAATTAGGGAGTTACTTGTTTACATAGGAGAAAATCCTGATAGAGAAGGATTAGTTGAAACGCCAGCACGAGTTTTGCGTTCCTGGCAAGAAATATTTGCAGGATACCATCAAGATGCAAAGGAAGTATTTACTGTATTTGAAAATACGGATAACTGCGACCAGATTGTATTATTGAAAGATGTTGAGTTCTATTCAATGTGTGAACACCACATGCTTCCTTTTTATGGTAAAATGCATATTGCCTATCTTCCAGATAAGAAGATCGTAGGAATATCTAAACTTGCCAGATTGGCAGATGTTTATACACGGCGTCTTCAGATTCAAGAAAGAATAGGGGAGCAAATTACAAGTGATATGATGCAATACTTATCTCCAAAAGGGGCTGCTTGCGTGATTGAAGGTATTCATCTTTGTATGCGAATGAGAGGGGTTACCAAACAAAATTCTTTAATGGTTACTTCCAGCCTTAAGGGAATGTTTTTAGAAGATGGAGTGAAAGATGAATTAATGAAACTCCTTAAATAAGAGAGATATGAAAATAGCAGTTACTTATCTTACAAGAAAATGTCCGAGATTGTGTGAGTACTGTGCCTTAAGGGACGCAGTAGGTGTGGGAAAAGAACTTTCTACTTACGAATGGATTGGGGCTTTCGGAATATTAAAAGAATTGGGTGTTGATTTTAATCTTATTTTAGGTAATGAACCTTGGTTATTAGGAAAAACATTGTTGGATATACTTGGACAGAATCAAGTTCCATATGCTCTTTATACTACCTGTCCAGAACCTATATTTAGCAAATATAAATTCTTGTTCTTTGATAGTGGTATTTTAGATAATTTGTCCTGCGGTATAGATTACCCACATGATTTGAAATTATCCATTGATGATGATTCCTATCAAAAGTCTTTGGATGCTTGGAAAGGATTGGAATGGGTTAAACGATTCTATCCTAAAGTGGATACACAAGGTACTATAACTGTTCATAAAAAGAATATTAAATATGTTCCTAAATTAGTTAAAAACTTGTCAAATCTTGGTGCGTTTGTTGGCATAAACTTTATTCATTGGAACAAGGATGGACAGTATGATTTCTTTCCGGGTAAAGAGGAAATTCAGGATTTATTATTTTCCAAAAAGGATTATGGCATAATAAAAGACGTGTTAAATTCCATTGATTCCTCCAATAGTTTGTTACATGATAGAGAGTATATTCTTGAGCCCCCAGAGATGTTAGCAACTATGGGTTGGCATTGCAAAGGAGACCCTTATGGAGGGCCAACGATTGATTCCGATGGAAAACTACGTGTTTGTGGTTACAGAAAAGGAAAACGTACTCCAAAATTCACAATTTTTGATTTACCAAAATATGTAGATGCTTGGCAAGAAGCAGTTTATCAGGATGCTATGGAATGTCCAGGGTGTTCCTGGAGTTGTTCTTGGACGTTTCATTATTGGAGAAAAACGGATAATGAAATGGGACGTAATGTTTTTATTAATCACGCTGGTAAGCATATTGATAAAAGTAAATGGTCTAAAAGAGTAATAGAATAAAATGTAGGGGGATGAAACACGATTTAGTTTTACTATACAGTGGTGGGTATGATAGTACCTTGTTATTGAAAATGGCAATTCACGCTGGGTTTTCCCCTGTGTGTCTTCTGATTGATTATGGACAAAAGCATGTGGAAGAATTGGAGTATGCCAAAAAGATGTGTCAAAAAATAGGAGTATCTTATTTTGTCTTAAAAATTGAATTAAACACTCCTTCCAATTTGACAAAAGAAGCAAAAACGTATGAAGGTGTTAGTCCTTATCATGTTCCTGCAAGAAATCTTATATTTATTGGTCTTGCAGTGAGTTATGCAGAAGGACATGATATTCCTTTAGTGTGGTATGGTGCTAATTATGAAGATCGTGAAAAACTGTTTCCAGATTGTTACCAGGAGTGGGTGTACAGAATTAATGAATTGCTTGCAATAAATGGAAGTAGTAAAGTTCGTATTGAAGCTCCTTTGCTTGGTATGACAAAAGATACGATTAAAAGACTTGCAAAAAACTTTTTTAATATTAACGAAAACGAAATATTTAGTGGTTATGAAAGAAGATAAAACTTTTACGAAATTAGTGGATAAGCAATATAGTCCACTTGTGATTAGGAAGTACACCCATTGGGGATTTCCAATCTATGTTGGTCTGATTACGGACAATGATTTATCAGATTTGGATGAAGTATGCACTAAATTCATTAGTGATAATCAAGAGGATTGGGTGAATAACATTCAAAAGTTACGCAATTTTGCTGGTGCTTTTTGTGATTATTTAAACCATGTATATGAAAAAACTGAAGGAGTTGCCGTTGTATTGTATGTTGATAAATGTTTTGTTTCTTCCTTACATGGAGATTTTATGACGCATGAACCTTGCAGGATTGAATTTTATGGTTTGCTTAATATGAGTACAGGAGTATGAAAAAGTGTGTAATTGTAGCTCCTCATGCGGATGATGAAATCATAGGTTGTTATGAAGTGATGACTGCCAAAAATGTGAAAATACATGAAATATTATTTGGTAGCAGAGAAGCATTGAAGGAAGCAGTCTTAAAGGAGGAATATTTGGATATTAGTATGGGAATGGCAGAAAAGGTGGATTTTGAAAAATATCCTTCTGATTTAATTTTGTTATTCCCTGATCCTATCTATGAATTTCATCCTATGCATAGAATGTGGGGGGCTGTAGGGGAAAAACTTTTGAGGCAGGGCAAAACTGTAGTATTTTATTCTGTGAATATGCAAGCTCCCTACATACATGAAGTCAAATCTCCCAAAGCAAAACGCAAATATCTTAATACGTTATATCCTGAAAAAAATTCTTTATGGGAGAACGATAACAAATATTTTTTGTTTGAGGGTTATACGGAGTGGAAAATAAAAATATGAGCAGACTGATTATCATACCGCAATATCCTGCAAAATTGCGTTATCAGGAATGGTGGTTTACGGAGTTTCCGAGAAGATTTTCCGCATACTTTTCTGAAGTTTTGTTGTTGGGAAGGAATGTTATGGAGAAACAAAAACGAGCGGACATCTCCTCTTTCTCACCTGCAATGGAGTCTATGGCATTTGAAGCTATGTTGATTGAAGAATACAATCAACTTACTTTAAAAAAGGATGATACATTGTTGCTTTGTGATTTGAGTTATCCAGGCATCTTTCCAATGTTTCTTTTGCATAAAAGACCGGATAAATGTTTTGCAATTTGTCACGCCACAAGTTTGAACAGGTATGATTATTTTTCAAAAGTACGTACTATTAAATATCCTATTGAAAAAGCCGTCGCCAAACTATTTGTTAAGGTGTTTGTGGCTTCGGAGTATCATAAGAGAAAATTGGGTTGGGGGAATATCATAGTACAACCTCTTCCTGATTCTCCTTTTTACAGTTTATTAAAATATTCCAAAAACAGAATATATAATCTTGTTTCTGTTTCTCGGTCAAGCAAGCAGAAAGTAACATATAAACTTGAAAAGAAGTTGCAACGAGACCTTAACCAAACCATTGTCCGTCCTACTCCTTACTCTTGGGAGGATTATTATAACTTTTTATCTCGTTCCAAAATTTTAGTTATCACTTCAAAAGAGGAAACATTTGGATATCAAGTTTTGGATGCTGTAAACAATGGCTGCATTCCTATTGCTCCTAATGGCATGAGCTATTCTGAACTTTTACCAAAGGTGTATCTGTATGATAGTTATGAGGAATTGAAAGAAAAGATTTTGAAAGGTCTGCGAGGGGAATTACCTGTGCCAGAAATATTAAAAGAGGAACAAATTAAGATACAGAATTTTTATGAGAATGTTTCAAATATTTTGAAAAATGAATAAACCCAAAGTCATACTTGATTCTGGTGCTTACACCGTACATAAAAAAGGAAGCATAATTAATATAGATGATTATGCAGAGTATGTACGAAACAATGGTTATTTGTATGAAAATTGTTTTAATCTTGATCATATTGGAGATGGGCAAAAAAGCTATGAGAATTGGATGTATCTGAAAAGAAACGGAGTAAACACAATTCCTGTATATCATATTGGGACAGATGAAATATGGTTGAAAAAATATTTGGATGCTACAGATTATGTAGGATTGGGTGCTGTGGCTTCTATAAATGATGGAATAAGAAGAATTGGATTAGAACAGATTTGGAAAAAATATTTGCAGGACAGTGAAGGAAAGCCAAAAATTAAAGTACATGGATTAGGAATCACATCTTTTGATATTATGCGTGACTTTCCTTGGTATAGTGTAGATTCTTCCTCTATGGTTATCTTTGCTGCATGGGGAGGTGTATGTTTACCTAAGATTGTACATAATGGAGTGAATGGAAAATTTGATTTCACAAATTTGGTATATTACAAAATTTCTGATCAAGTAAAACATGTAAAAAGTTCGGGGAATAAGTTTTTGAATCTTCCCAAGAGGATACAAAATGCCTATAGGGAGATGCTGGAAAGTCATGGATTCACTATTGGAAATGTTGAATATCAAAAGAGGCGTATGAGATCACTGAAAAATTTAAGAGTAAAAGAAGACATTCCCCCTTTATTTGATATTATTTCTACAACGGAAGAAATAGAAAAGACTTTGGCAAATGATTGGTTAGAAAGATTGAGATGGAATTTAACATGTTGGAATTTACTTAAAGAGAATCTTCCCGCTTCAGCAAAACGTATGATTATATATATAGGGGGAATTACTAATGAAATCAAGTTAAAGACATATAGTCAAGTATTCCCCAAGCATGATATTTTAGTTAGTTTTTCTTATATGACTGAAAAACTTCAGAAAGAAATTGAAGAGTACACCAAAAATTCTTAATAATATGAAAATAGACAGATTAAAATTTCAGAAGGCATTGGAGATTGTCAAACCTGGTTTGGCAACCAAAGAATTAATTGAGCAATCCACTTCATTTGCTTTTACACAAGGCAGAGTGTTTACGTACAATGATGAAATTAGTGTTTCCCATCCTATTGAAGGCTTGGAATTAGAGGGAGCTATACAAGCGAATGAATTGTACGAGTTCTTGAACAAGGTAAAAACAGATGAGGTTGAATATGAACAAAAAGGCAGTGAGATTGTCTTTTCTGCAAAACGTTCACGAGCTGGTTTTACGTTACAAAGCGAGATAAAACTTCCCCTGAAAGAAGAAATTGGAGAGATAGATGATTGGAAGAAATTGCCGGAGCGTTTCCTATCCCATATTGATTTTGTCATAGGAGCTTGTGCAAATGATATGAGTCGTCCTATACTCACTTGCATACACGTTAATAAAGAAGGTATAATTGAAGGGTCAGACAATCATCGTTTGGCAAGATGTACATTGGGAGAGAAAATGCCTGTAAATACATTCCTGTTTCCTGCCTCCGTTTGCCCTGACATTCGTAAAATAAATCCTATACATATCTCAATGGGTAAAGGATGGGTACATTTCAAGAATGAACAGGAAACAATCCTATCTTGTCGTATTTATTTGGGTGAGGAATATCCTAAAACGGAACATCTTTTGAATGTGCAGGGTGTAAAAGTCACTTTACCAAAAACCGCTCGTGAAATGTTGGAGAGAGCAATGGTGTTTTCAAAAAGAAAATTTATTCTTGATGAATCTGTTACAGTCACTATTGACAATAATAGATTAAAGATGGAAGCAAAATCCGAATATGGTTGGTTTGAAGAAGAGGTTAATATGTTGTATGAAGGAGAAAAAATTCAATTTGTTGTTGCTCCATGTTTGATGAAAGATATATTGGAAAAAACAGATGAGTGTACAATACGAAATGATAATAGGATGTTACTCTTTGAGAAAGATGATTGGAAGTATGTAACGGCGTTAAAGATGTTGAATAAATGAAGGAAGGTTTCTTTACAAAGAAAGAAACAGAATTTGTTTCTCATTCTGGAGGCAAGATTCATTCTTGCAACTCTTGTGGACTACAAAAAAAGTGTAATAGTCCAAAGATGGAACCTTATGGTAAATTTAAAAAAGGAATACTTAACATAGGGGAAGCACCAGGTGAAATAGAGGATGCACGTGGTAAGCCTTGGCAAGGTCGGACAGGAAGATTACTGCAAGAAACATATCAAAAATTAGGTATAGATTTGTTTGAGGATTGTTTAAATATAAATGCTGTACGTTGTTGTCCTGTGAGTGAGAAAGGGGAAAACAGAAGTCCTACAAGTTTTGAGATCGAATGTTGCAGAAGTTCTATACTAAAAATCATACAACAATATAAACCAAAAATAATTGTATTGTTTGGAAACGTTGCTGTACAAAGTCTTATAGGACATCTTTGGGGGAAAGAGTTGGACACAATTACAAAATGGAGGGGTTGGACTATTCCTGATCAGACGTTACAGACGTGGATTATCCCTACTTTTCATCCAAGTTATGTTGAGCGTTCATTGGATAATAACACACGAATCAGTGTAGAGAAAACAATTTGGATGCAAGATTTAAAACTTGTCAAAGAGTACTTATCCATACCTTTTTTGACGTACAAAGAACCAAAAATTGAAATAATAGAAGACCTTACAGTTTTAAATCGTATCACTTCAAAATTTATTGCGATTGACTTTGAAACAACAGGTATCAAGCCACATGCTGAAGGACATCGAATCGTTAGTTGTGCCGTTGCAGATAGTGAAGACCATTGTTACGTTTTCTTAATCCCACAATACAGGAAAGAACGCAAACCGTTGTTGGATTTACTCGGTAATCCAAAAATCCGTAAGTTTGGACACAACATAAAATACGAGGATACCTGGAGTATTGTTCGATTAGGACAGGAGATTGTGAATTGGGAGTTGGATACAATGCTAATGGCACACATATTGGATAACCGTCCAAAGATAACAGGATTAAAATTTCAGACGTATGTTAATTTTGGAGTAGCGGATTATTCCAGCAGAATATCTCCTTACCTACAAGTAAAGGATAGTAAAAGTGCCAATTCTTTTAATGCAATTTCAGAGTTAATAAACAGTGAAGCAAACAAAGCATTGCTATTAGAATACAATGGTCTGGATGCTATTTTTACGTTTCGGTTAGCAATGAAACAGCAAAGATTGATTGAATACGCAAATTTACCTTTTTAATTAAAAAACGTATATGACCTTACATCCCAAAACAAAGGAAGCCTATCAACTTTTTCATAATGGCATTCTTGCTTTGTCCAGAGCGGAGCGTGCTGGTATTCGTATAGATATGGAAAAAGTAGAGAGGGAACAACAAATACTTACACGAAAAATAGCAAAGCTGGAGGATAGGTTCAGGCAAACTAAATTTTATAGGCATTGGGAGCATAGTATGAATGGAAAAGTAAATATTAATTCCAATCATCAGTTGTCAATTTTTCTATACAAGATAAAGAAAATAAAGCCAGAAAAAATTACAGAATCCGGACAAGGCTCGACGGATGATGAAGCATTAAGGACATTAAACTTACCAGAATTGGATGATTTACTTGAAATAAGAAAACTGAAAAAGATACGGGATACTTATCTTAACTCCTTTACTCGTGAACAAGTGGATGGGTATGTACATCCTGTGTTTAATTTGCATTTGGTAAAAACGTATCGTTCATCTTCCGATAGTCCCAACTTTCAAAACATACCAGCAAAGGATGAGGAAGCAATGTCAATCTGTAGGAAAGTCTTGTTTCCCAGACCAGGTCATATACTGTTGGAAGCAGATTTTAAAAGTATTGAAGTAGCTATGAGTGCATGTTATAATCATGATACACAGTTAATTCATTACCTCAAAAATCCTTCTTCGGATATGCACGCAGATATGGCAAAGCAAATATTCTTATTGGATACGTTCGATAAAAGTGAAAAATCAAATAAATTATTAAGGATAGCTACAAAGAATGGATTTGTATTTCCAGAATTTTATGGAGATTATTTTGGTAATTGTGCAATAAATATGGCTTGTCGTTGGTGTGGTTTACCACAAGGTACATGGACAACAGGACAAGGAGTAGAGATTGTACAAGGAGGAAAACAAGTATATCTTTCTGACCATTTCATAAGCAAAGGAATAAAGTCTTTTGCTGCTTTCACAAAACATATTGAAAAAGTAGAGAATGATTTTTGGGGAAGAAGATTTGCAGAATATGCAGAATGGAAAAACCGATGGTGGTCTGTTTACCAGAAGCACGGATATATTGATTTATTGACCGGTTTCAGGTGTCAGGGTGTAATGAGTTATAATGACATCACAAATTATCCTATACAAGGTACTGCATTTCATTGTTTACTATGGTCTATAATTGAAATAGATCAAATAATGAGACAAGAGCAATGGGATAGTAAACTGATAGGACAAATACATGACAGTATGATTTTTGATGTACATCCAGATGAATTTCCACACGTCTGCGATATAATAAGAAAAGTAACTTGTGAATGGTTACCAAAAACATGGTCATGGATTAACGTACCTCTTTACGTAGAACTTGAGGCTGCACCTGTGGATGGCAGTTGGATGGAAAAGGAAAAAGTGTAATAAAATTTGTAATTTAAAAATTTTTTGTATAATATTGTAAAACAAACTTACTGCATGAGCTTATATCAAAAATATCGTCCACAAACTTTAGATCAAGTGCGTGGCAACGAAGAGGTGGTGTTAGTATTAACAAATCTCTTGAAAAAGAAAAAAGAATTTCCGCACACTGTATTATTTCATGGAGAAACAGGTTGTGGTAAAACCACTTTGGCAAGGATTATCGCAAAGGAATTAGGATGTAAAGAAAGAGATTTAGCGGAGATAAATTCAGCGGATTTTAGGGGAATTGATACTGTTAGGGATATAATAAAAAACAGTCAATATTTACCTATTGAAGGGGAGAAACGTGCATGGATAATTGATGAAGTGCATAAAATGACAAACGATGCTCAAAATGCACTTTTAAAATTATTGGAAGATTCTCTGCCTCACGTCTATTTTTTACTTTGTACAACAGAACCACAAAAACTATTACCTACAATAAGAGGCAGATGTAGTGAATTTCAGGTAAAGCCTTTATCCAATATGCAAATGCATAGATTGTTAAGGAGTGTAGTAAGGTCAGAAAAAGAAACACTTGCAGATGAAGTGTATGAACAGATTGTACAGGACAGTCTTGGTCATCCAAGAAATGCTTTACAAATTTTGGAGCAAGTGTTAAGTGTTCCAGAGGAACATCGGATACAAACGGCACAAAAGGCAGCGGCACAGCAAAGTCAAATTATTGAACTCTGTCGTGCGTTAATAAATAAAAGCGGCTGGAAAGAAGTGAGGACTATTATTGAGGGATTAAAAGATCAGGAGCCAGAGAATATTCGTAGAATAGTATTAGGATATTGTCAAGCCATTTTACTAAAAGGAGAAAATGATAGAGCCGCAATGATAATAGAAGCGTTTTGGGATCCTACTTATAATGTTGGTTTTCCATATATCACGTATGCTTGCTATTCCATAACTAAAAACTAAATGATATGACATTAAAAGATTTACAATTAGAGTACAAAAGTAACACAGGATTTGATGTTCCAGATACGCTTGGAATTCTCTTTGATTGTGCAGAGGGTAAAAGAGTTCTTTATAAGGACATGGAAAATTTGATACGTTACGTTGAATGGTTAGAAGAAAGGAATTTAAATACCAATTTAAAATGATTCAATATGAACTACGAAGAGGACATTAAAATTGATGAAACATCTCTTGATGTGGAATGGTTGGAGCAACCAAAATTGTTTATGAGGTATGCTCGTTACGCCGCAGAAACACAAAAGATGTTTGATTTGGCTAAAACGAATCTCGATTTGGTTAAAGCTGAATTGGATAAGGCTGTAAGAGAAGACCCTGATAAGTTTGGGATCGAAAAGTTAACGGAGACTGTGGTATTAAATACCATACTTTCTTTGCCAGAATATAAGGAGGCAAATGAAAAGTGTATAAATGCAAAGTATGAGGCTGATATTGCCAAAAGTGCCGTTCGTGCCTTTGAACAAAGAAAAGAGGCATTAGAGAATCTTGTACGTCTGCATGGTCAACAGTATTTTGCAGGTCCAAAAATCCCAAGAGATTTGTCTTTTGAAGTAAAACAAAAAGAAGAACAAAAAAGAGCAGACAGGATTGTTGCTCGTGTACGTAGAACAACTTAAAATGAATTCCATGAAAATTTTTTTGTATGCTATTTTAGGTATTATTGGAGGACTCATTATTATTTATTGGATAAGCAGAATGATAATGAGAGGATGGTTAAAGGAGATTGAGAGATTTTTCCTTAAGGAATCAGGTAAAATACAAAACTTAAATGGAGATGATGTGGAGAAGAAAATAAAAAATACAAGAATACCAAAAATGAATTAATAACTTAAAAAATTAAATGAAGATGAAAAAACAGTTTAAAAGTAGTTTTAAAGACAAAGTGATGAAGGACGCAGAGCGTCAGCAATCACGTGCAAGTTCTTATGGTTATCTTAGCCTTCCGAAAGGTGTGCAAGTTTACAGTCCAGAACCTGGAAGCAGAGTAACTTTGGACTTTTTACCCTACGTTGTTACAGATGACAGACATCCAGATCGAGACCCTGAAAGGGAAATTGCTATGCCTGATACACTGTGGTATAAAAGACCATTCAAAGTGCATAGGAACATTGGTGCAGCCAATGATTCGGTAATTTGTCCAACCTCTGTTGGTAAAAGATGTCCTATCTGTGAGTATCGTGCAAAACTTATGAAGGAAGGAGCAGAGAAAGAAAGTACAGATGCATTAAAACCATCTTTGCGAAATCTTTATGTTGTTGTTCCTTTAGGGGACAAGAAATATGAAGAGAAACCTCATGTGTTTGACATAAGTCAATACTTATTCCAGGGTCTTTTAAATGAAGAATTGGAAGAAAATGAGGACTACGGTGTATTCCCTGATTTAGAGGAAGGATTAACACTGAAAATACGTTTTGAAAGCAGAACGATTGGTAAAGGACAACCTTTTGCAGAAGCATCAAGGATTGACTTCTTACAGCGTGAAGAACAATACACGGAAGAGATACTTAAAGAAGTTCCTTCTTTGGACAACCTACTGCATATCTTATCTTACGAAGAAATTGAAGCAAGATTCTTTGAAGTGGATACAGAAGAAGCAGGAGGAAAGTTAAAAGAAGATGTAGCACCCACAATACGTAGGGGGATAGGAAAGGAAGAGGAAGAGGAAGAGGAAGAAGAGGAATCCACTCCAAAACGCTCTGTAACAAGGACACCAAGTAGAACAACTACTCCAATACGTAGAGTTGTGGAGAAAGAAGAGGAAGAAGCTCCCACACGCAAAGTGAAAGAGGAAGAGGAAGAACCTGTTCCTGTAAACAAAACAAGAGAAACAGTATCCGCTTCAGAACAAACTTCCAGCAAAGGCAAATGTCCATATGGTCACCGATTTGGTGCAGATGTCTCTGCGTTTGATGATTGTGATATATGTGAAATATGGGATGAATGTTATGAAACAGGCAGAAAAAAGAAATAGGACATGGCTGTACAGATATTTTCTACAACTAAGACACGGGCAGATAGTTACAAGTTTTTCGGTGCTTATTTGCCCTCCAGAGTTATTGAGTACCTCACGTTACATTGCTTGGCAAAAGGTACAACGAAGACAAAGGTGGTTAAATGTATAATGGAAGAATGGATTAAAAAGAACCATGAGATTGAATCTGATTCTGATTTAATTCAGCAAATCGTTCAAAGAGTGAACATGAGATGGAAAGTGGAAAAAAGTGCGGAGAGTGGTCTTACTTTTAATCAATTCAAATCCGTTGTACAAAAAGAATTGGAAGAAAAGGGGATAAAACCTGCATATATTGAACTCATAATGGTAGAAATACGTCAATAATGGAAAGGACAAGAGGAAGAATATCATTAAAGGAGCAAATGCAAAACCATGTCCATACTTCAACAGAAGAGAAGGAACAATATGAAGGGGATTTTGGTAAGGTAATTAGCACAGGTTCAACATTGCTGGATTTAGCCATAAGTGGAGGAAGAATACGTGGAGGTGGATTACCAGGTGGGATTTTGGTAGAGATATTTGGTCCGAGTGGTAGTGGGAAAACTGTACTTTTAAGTGAGATTGCCGGAGCGGTGCAGCGGCAAGGAGGAGAAATTAAGTTTTTTGACCCAGAAGCACGTCTTAATAAACAGTTTGCAAAATTGTTTGGGTTGAAACTTAATGATGAGGATTACCACAAGCCAGATACTATACCAGAAGTATTCTCAGCCGTCAGAGATTGGAAACCGGAAAAGGGGGATGTAATTAATGGAGTATTTGCTGATTCTCTGACGGCACTCTCCACTGACCTTGAAATGACCAACAAGGAAGGGGATAAAATAGGAATGCGTCGTGCCAAGGAGTTTAGTGAAGAATTACGTAAAACGTGTCGCATACTCACAAAGAACAATTATTTGATGGTATGTAGTAATCAGGTACGACAAAATCTTGATGCTGGACCTTACGGACAGAAATACACCACACCTGGTGGAGAGGCCATGGGATTTTATTCCAGTCTTCGATTACGTACATTCAAACCTGAAAAAATTACAGAAAAGAGGATGGTTAAAGGTAAAGAAGTTAAGAGAGTTATTGGAGTGCAAGTACAAATTGAAGTCTTTAAATCCTCTATCTGGAGTCCTTATCATACAGCACCTCTAACAATACTGTTTGATTATGGCATTGACAATCTAAGGGATGAGTTACAGTTTTTAAAGGACTTTACAGGTAGTAGCGTGTATGCCATTGGAGAGCTTAAATTAAATAATTCAATTGAAAGGGCAATTAAAATTGTAGAACAAGAAAATCTTGAAGAGAAGTTAAAAGAAGAGGTGATTAATCTTTGGGAGGAGATTGAACACAGTTTTGAATCCAAACGTAAAGTAAAAATAAGAATGTAGAATTAAAAATCCAAAAGTTATGTATAAACCAGGTGATATTGTAATGGTGTATGGAAACCCTATCAAATGTACAAATCCAATAGACATGGCGAGATTGGTAAAGTTTATTCGCAATCATAGCAATCTGTTGGAAGAATGGATGGTGGAATACCTTAATGAGGAAGGACATTTATACGAGGCATTAATTAAAAAAACAAACGGTGATGGAAGAGATAAGGATATTAACCAACGACCCCAGCTTTAGGGCATGGGGTTGGGCAGTTCTGGATGCAAAAGGTAAAGTGCTGGATTGGGGATGTATTAAAACAGAACCTGAACAAAAGAAAAGAAGAATACGCAAGGGAGATGACACTGTACGCAGAACATCTGAAATCAACAAACAATTAATTGGGGTAATTCAGGATTGGGATGTCAAATTAATTTTATCAGAACTTCCACACGGTAGTCAAAATGCATCTGCGGCTGTGATGATTGGTATTGTTACAGGTATTATACAAACTCTTTCTGATAGCTTTCAGTTGCCTGTGGAATGGTTTTCAGAAGATGATGCCAAAAAGTGTGCTCTTGGTAAACGTAGTGTTTCAAAAGGAGAAATGGTAGAAGCCATGAAAAAACTTTATGATTTTCATTGGCCTAATATTGGATACATGGATGAAGCCATTGCGGATGCTTTAGCCATTCACAATGTAGCAAAGCATCAAAGTTCAATACTTAAAATGATGGAGAAACTATGATTCATTCATTAGAAGTACATAATTTTTTAAGCCATAAGGAAACATATTTAGAGTTTCATCCAGGCGTTAATGTTATTATAGGTAACAGTGATTCTGGCAAATCCGCTCTTATTAATGCTTTTCGTTGGGTTATTTGGAACCGACCACAAGGTGATAGTATAAGAAGTAATTGGGGAGGTAGGACTGCTGTTACACTCACTCTGCAAGGAGAAGGCAAGGATAGGATTGTTATTGAACGCAGCAAAGATAAGCAGGATGAGTATAGATTGAATGACAAGGTATTTCGTGCTTTTCGTACCGATGTGCCTGAAGAGATAAGTACTACAATCAACATAAATGAGATAAACCTTCAAATGCAGTTAGAGCCTCATTTCTTATTGAGCAAAAGTCCTGGTGAAGTATCCACACACTTTAATAAAATTGTACAACTTGACAAGATTGATATAGGTGTACAGAACATCCAAAGCAAGATAAGAGAATTGACGTTGGATATTAAATCCCTTGAAATACAGGAACAGAATTTGCAGGAGAGAATTAAAGCATTTGATTATCTTGAAACATTGGAGATAGAAGTAGAGGCATTGGAAACCATGGAAAGTCAACGCACTTCCCTTCGTTCTGTTAAAAGTAGATTGATTAATCTGTTAAATAAACTACTTGACATTCAGCAACAACTTGAGGACTTTAAACAGATATTACAGTTAGGAGCGGAAGTGGACAAGATAATTTCCTACATGGATAATAGGAATGAACTACTTATGAAAGTGGATAGATTGGGAGGATTGTTACAGACAATAACAGATCATAATATTTATATGGATGAATTGAAAGATGTTGCTTCTGCGGAACAGGATATACTTAGTTTGCATAGCCTATACAACAACAAGGAAACACTAAAAAAACAGCAAATAAGCATTGCTAAGGCACTTTCTGCATTAAGCAATATAAATGTATTACTCAATAAAGCAAAAGCAAATTTAAGCAATTTAAGCAGTAAATTTGAGGAAGCATTTCCTATTGGTAGTATTTGTCCGTTATGTGGTAAACCAAAATAACAGAAAAATGGAAAGAACGAGGAGTTATAAAAAAGCCACAGCAATACTTTGCTCTGATTTTCATTTAAGAGAGGACACTCCTGTATGCCGTACCGATAACTTTTGGGAAACGCAATGGCAAAAGATGGAGATTATAAATGAATTGCAAAGAAGGCATGATTGTTTTGTATTACATGCAGGAGATTTGTTCCATCATTGGAAGCCATCACCTTACTTGTTATCTACAACAATGGAGCACTTGCCTGCCAAATTCTATACTGTACTTGGACAGCATGACCTTCCACAACACTCTCTTAAACTGATAGAAAAGTGTGGGGTATATACGTTAGAAAAGGCAGGGAAATTAAAATTACTGAATGGTACACATTGGGATCAAGAACCTATGGAAGCAGTTGATGATGCTTTGCCAAAAGGTATTTTGGTATGGCATCATCTTACGTATATCACACCACCATTTCCAGGAGCAACTGGAGGACAAGCATTGGGATTGTTAAAAAAGTACTCACAATTCAGATTAATAGTAACAGGAGATAATCATCAATCATTTTATCAATACGTGGATGAAAAGCAAAGCAGAGTATTAGTTAATCCTGGCAGCCTTACACGTCAAACGGCAGATCAGATAGACTTTCAACCACGTGTAGCATTATGGTATGAAAAGGAGAATGATATTGTATGGGTAAATATATCTGTGAGAAAGGATGCCGTAACACGGGAACATCTTGAAAAAACAGAGCAAAGGGATGCCCGCATTGAGGCTTTTGTAAATAGATTAAATGATGATTGGAGAGCCACGATGAGTTTTGAGGACAATCTTGGATTGTTTTTTAAAACAAACAATGTACGAGAATCAGTAAAGGAAATCATTTATAAAAGTATTGAAAAATGAGTATAGACGAAAGAAAATTATTGGACTTGAAAGAACAAGTAGAAGAGGCTAAGATTAAAGTCTCTGAATTGACAGGGCAACAAACTGCTTTAATGAAACAATTAAAGGAAGAATTTGGATGCACTACTATTGAACAGGCACAAAAGAAACTTGAAACAATGGAGAAAGAAATAACTGTGTTGGATAAAAAGATTGAGGAAGGAGTACAGGAACTCAAAACAAAATATAATTTGGATTGGTAATGATACATGGTTTAAGAAATAAACTTGAACAACAAAAAGGACAAAAGGCACAGATAGAGATGACTTTGTCTGAACTCAAAAACATTTTGAGGGATAAACGAAGAAGTTTGATAAAGTACGAGGAAGCCAGAGAGATTATACGGGAGGTTGGTTTGAAGACACAACAGCAGTTGGAATTTCATTTGTCTGGTATTTCTTCATTGGCCCTTAATGCAGTCTTTAACGATCCATACGAGTTAAGAGTAGAGTTTGTGCAAAGAAGAAATAAGACAGAGTGTGATTTGTATTTTGTTAGAGGGGACACACGAATTGACCCTTTGACGGCCTCTGGTGTAGGTGCAGTAGATATTGCTGCATTTGCATTAAGAACGGCATCTTGGTCAATTCAGATTCCACAATCAAGAAATGTATTGATATTGGATGAACCTTTTAAGCATCTTAAAGGACG